TCTGCATAGTATTTATCTTTAAGGTATTCAAATAACTCTGGCTCTTTTAATTCCACGGGCTTCTTCCACCCAATCTATCCTGTAATCTACGCAGAGCTGAGGTAGATCTACGATCAGCAGTGGAGGTGGCGCACTCTAAGTATTGTGCTATCTGTTGCAAGGTAAAACTATCGTGGTATCTCATCTGTAATATAGTCTTATCCTCTTGCTCTAACCTAAGATAAGCCTTCTTAATATCTATTAGTATTGCTAGTAGGTTGCCACCCTCTGCCGGTGTTGACTGCTTACGAGGTGTGCCATCATTAATCATCTCCTGTGCTTGCTCTAGTACAGTTCCCTCTACAACGGATGCAATCACAAAGGGTATTAGTTGAGCGATAGTTGTTGTATCGTAGAACGCCTCATCAGTTGTCTTATATCCAGCTTTGCGAGCCTTCTCTTTACGGGCAAATCGTTCAGCCATACGTTGCATTTGGTATGCAATACGCTTCTCATTCTGTTCACGCTTGTTAAATTCAGGTTCGTTTAATAGATCAGTAAACTGTTGACCTCTACCTATTGCCCAAAGAAAACACTCTTGCTTTATATCTTGTGGCTCTACCCAACCTTTAAACTTTCTAGAGATTACATATGCTACAGATGGTACTAACTCATAAAGAGTCGGGTGTAATTCTGGTGTCATTCACAATCCAAAGCCTGAACCTCTGGCCAATTGCCATCTAGTACCATAATTGCAATAGCTGAATAGTTAAGTAGATCCATAAAAGAATCCCGTAATGATTCATTTTGTGGCGCAGAATTATTATCTACGAGGTGGTTGATGCGGGCTATCTTGTCCCACATACGAACTCTTAATCCGTTGATCGGACCACCAGGTGATCTTGCTATATTTAATGGACCGTAATCGTGGTGCTTAGATATAAGTAGATTACCTGCTCTATCCATAACAGACCACATATCAGATATAAACCCATCATCCACTTTACTATTACTAGTATCACGAGATCTTTGTTTAAGTTTGTATTGGTTCTGTATATCTTCTAGCGTACCAACCATTCTAGTACTGCCATCAGATGCAAGCTCTTCATACATTTGGTACCCCAATTGTCCGTTTTGACTCTTCTATACCCTTTGCTAAGTATAGATCATTGAGGTCCATTCCAGCCGGAAGCGACACTATAGTAGAGTTAAGAACTTCTTGAGCAACCATCCTTGAAAACTCTGCTCCAGGATTTGTGCCATCATCTTTCAAATCATTATCACCGATAATATATATCTTGCCATAGCCAGTAAACATCCTTGTAAAGTGTGGCTTCCAAGCCTGTACTCCTGGTACTCCCACTGCCGGTATACCTAATACTGCAGAACAAATAATAGTATCTAGTTCACCCTCACATATTGCTATGTATTCACTGCTAATAATAATATCGCTAACATTATATAGATGACCCTTCTGTCCTAATGGTGCTCCATACTTAGGCTTACCCTCATCTAATCTTCTAAACTTAAACCCAACACAGTGTCCCATCACAGTCATATAAGGTATAGATAGCCAGCCCCGATAATGCTCGTGTCCTGATGCTGGCTCTTTGATATAGCCTAAGAAGTACTGGTCAGCTACCTCTTTAGATATCCCACGACCTGCGAGAAACTCTACTGCTTCTTCGCTTAGATCCTTGTTGTACTGGATTGCCGCTTCTAGTGAGGATTTCAATTGCGCGGGTGAGAGCATCTTTAAACTCCATATTCTCTTTAATACTAATAATGTTTACTGCATTGCCACCCTTACCGCAAGTATGACAATAATACAAATTATCTTTCGTATCTATTACTGCACTTTTTCTACTGTCGTTGTGTAGTACACACCTTACAGATAGATTTCTACCTTCTCTTACCTCACCGCCATAGTGAGACACAATGACTGATATAGAAATATCATTTGCATCCACTCCACCTTTACTTCTTTTGGAACGGGATACTCTAGACCAGTCTTGTGTTGACAAACTTCTCCCTTACTTAGGTTCTTCCTTCTCTTCTACTACCTCTTCTACTACCTCAGGTTCAGGTTGTAGTATCTCTGTTGTAGTTATTACTCCCTCTGGTACTGGCATTAGATCTCCCTTACGAAGTTAAAATTATTACCAAGAAAAGTAAATGTAAATCCATCACAAATTCCATATTCTTCTGAATCTGTTTCATAGAAGTACAGTCCAAAAAAACCTTTATACCAATTATCTATATAGTTATCTCTACCTTCATACTTATACATTATTTTTTCTCCTCCAACCATTGTGTTAAGTCTTGGATTACCCAAGCCTTTTCTATTCCTGCGTTTCTTCTCTTAAATAAAACATAACTAAGAGGCTTACTAATACCGCGATGCTTAGCATAATTAGTAGCTTCCGTTTGCGCTTCATCCCAGAACTCCTTTAGATTTAACTTCTTAGTATTCTTTAACTCAAAGATATAGGTTTCACCGGCAACAATAACTACCAGATCACCCTCATCCTCTGCTCCTGATAAGCGTAAGCGTTCAGCTACCGCTCCCATCTTTCTAAACCATCTCATAACATCTGTCTCAAACTTAGCCCCTTTAGTTCTGTTGTACTTGGCGGTCACTGTAGACAGCATCCCTTCTATACATCATACCTAAAGCATCAGCATCTGATATCTGACACAGACTATAGTTTACAAACAAACTTACAAAGTCAGAGCCATCTGCAGTGTGTGGTCCAAATCTATTTTTAACTGCAGCAACCATAAGTTTTTTATCTCTTGGGTCAAATAGCAAAGTAAGTATTAGGGCAGGTAGTTGAGATACCTTACCGTGAATAGCCCTACGAGCAGGTGGTCTATTCTCTCTTGAGTACTCCGTCTGCTCAGAGACGTGGTGCAATACCATCACACAGGCTTCAGTCTTGCGAGCCATATCGTGTAGGTCCACCATAATAGCTCGCAACCCTGCCCACTCATTATCAGATTCAGCAACTACATTCATTAGGTTATCTATCACAATCAACTCAGGTGGAATACCAAACAGTTCAACATATGCCTTGATCTCTAACTCAATATCATCTAATGATGGTGATGAGTCAAAGACAAATTGGATATTGTCCATACTGCCTAGGTGTCTATCGTAAGAATGACGGTTATTACTTAGACCTTCTTCCACCGTGAGTTGACTATGACCTGATAGGTGAGAGGCTGCCCTCATCATCACAGTTGCTATATCAGTATCTGCAGAGAAGAATAACGTTGGTACTTTAGCTTTGATAGCGTAGATAAGAGCGAACATACTCTTACCAGCATTAGGCGCAGCAGCTATCATACATACCTGACCTCTACGGAACTTGATCTGCTTCTGAGCAAGATCTTTCCAGACATCAGGTAATGGTGTGGCATTAGTGATAGACCCGCGCCAAGCCCTGTTTAAGTTAAGCAACGTTATCCTCTTGTAGTTTTATATTTAATTTAGCTCTTAGTTTTCTGCGGTCACGATCACTTGACCCGCCCCAAATGCCAAATCTTTCGTTGTGTAATGCCCATTCAAAACACTCGGTAATATGAGGACATCTATTGCATATCTTCTTTGCATTAAATGCCTGGTCATTAGCACCGATCTCAGGGAAAAATAGTTCTGTATCCACCTCAGAACATAATGGGTTCTCAAATTGTGAAGGAACCCGCATTGGATTACTTCAAAAAGATAGGATCAACCGGCGTATAACCTTCAGGTTTACGCATAGGTTTAGGACCTTTCATTGGATCAAACCAACCTTTATAAGGCTTACCTGTTTTTGAAGTGCCAGAAGCAAAGACCATTTTACCGTTAATACAATCTGGTGCATCTGCTTTTCCGTAAATCCAAACAGCACCATTCTTATCAATTAGTTGCTCTTCACCAGCATTATTAGTTGAAGCTACTGATGTAACACCCAGTGCTTTCTTTGCATAAGAGATCGCTCCACTACCTGCTTGTGGTGCTGATCCAAGTGAACTACCAGTTGAACTGATTAGTGTTGATAGGTCAGAGATCGTAGTCAGTGATGATTCCAACTCTGCCTGTGTCATTGCGTATACATTTATTAAAGTTCCATCAGGTAACTTATAGTTAACTTGGAACTTGGTGCCTTCTGCAGCCATTACTTACCTCCAGTTTGTTTGACAGATAATCGTATTGATTCCTGTCCCTTTTTAATTGGTACATTACCGAGGAGTTTTTTAACCTCATCGATATCTACTGACTCTCGACCAGCTATGGTGCTCCAAATAATTTGGATACCACTATTAGTCTGACCAGTAAATCCTTCTAAGGCAGTCCGTAAGGACTCCTTCTCCTCTGATAATTCTTTTATCTTGGCATCTAATTGTAGATATTTCAAAGCGGATGTGTCAACCTCTTGGCTGTCTATAAATACTTCACCCTCTTTGATAAGTTCTTTTTTTATACCAGTACATCCAACCTTGCCCGACTCATCAAAGTACTTGCAATAAAATCTGCAGTAACTCT